GTGTCAGTGCGGTTAGAGAATGTAAGCGTCCACTCTTTAGGGTTTGTATGCAAGCCGAACTGCAGCCGCTGTTCGTAGCCGTCGCCGAACTGCATTTTGCGTACAGTTGGCCTGCTATTTTCGTTTGCCTCGTATGAAGCAGTGTAAGTGAAGGTTGCCATGGCTTAGCTTACGAGTAGGCCGCCTGGGCGTTTCTGCTTGATTAGTTCGGCTTGTACCGCAGCTGCAACGGCGCGGCCAAGTTGGTTGCTCTTGCCGGCGTCGCCCTGCACTTGGCTGCCGGTTGCATCAACGCTTACGTTCACGGTTACAGCGCCGCCGCCTGTAGATTCGACACCCAACTTACCGCTGGGGAGGCGGCGGAGGGGCATGATCGCTTCTGGGCCGGCCTCGCCAAGGAGGCCCGTACCAGGCACACCGCCGTTGGCGTAAGCGAAGAAGGTGGGGCGCTTGACGATGCCGCCCATGGCGAAGGGCACAACGTTGTTCTTGGCGAATACTCCGCCGTAAGCGAATGCCATGCCTGGCACAGTGCTGGGATCGAACGGCATACCTGGAACGATGGCTTTAGGTCCACCGCCAAAGAGGCCGAAGCCAGGGAACAGGGAACCAATGCCTTGAAGCAGTGGGGCAATAATGGCTTGGCGAATAGCGATACGTGCCATATCAGCAAGGATGCTGTTGGCCAGATCCGTAAAGTTGACCTTGCCTGTTGTTACAAAATTGGTTAGTTGATCCTCTAGGCCTTGGAACGTGCTCTGAACGACTCCGCCAATCTGCGTACCTAGGTCCGTTACAGATTCATAATACTGCTTAAGGCTAGCGCTAAACTTAGGACCAAACTCCTTAGACATATCTTCAAGCTGCTTACGACGCATTTCGCCTTGAGCTATAAGGTCTAAGTTTGCTGTGTAAAGTGCTTCAGCGCTTGCTACTTGTTTGTCGTATTCTTCACGTACCATCTTCTCATTCCCGCTTTTAGCTAAGGCAGATTCGGCATCTATAAGTGACTGATCTAGGCTTTGCTGATAAATCATCTCGGCATTTACAAGCTGTCTTTGTAGCTCGGGGCTTATATCAGAGCGTAAATACTTAGCCTGGAGTTCCAGTTCAAGATTCTGGTCTTCTAGGCTGCGTTGGAGATTGCGAGAGGCACTCGTAGACTGTATAAAGAAGTCAAGTATTTCTTTCCTTTGTGTTTCGTCGATGTTGATGCCCTGCTGTTCGCGGCGTTCTTGGCGGGCACCGGACGTAGCGCCTGCTGCAGGGATTACCTGTATGGGGGTGGGCTGAACAAACGGAACTTGATCGCCAACGCGAAGACCGGCTAGGAGGGGATAAGTGTCGCTGCTGATGCTGGCAAGGGATGCGCCAGCACCACGTCCGCCAAGCGCTGCCGTGAAGCGGTTTGCTGTAGCGCCGGAGCCGGCTGGACCTCTGGATTGCAGGCGCTTATATACATCATTTAAATTTTTGTATAACTTATCTAATTCTGGGGGTACTAACTCTTGAGGAATACGCTCATATACAGGCTTTCCATTTTCATAGCGAGTAGGTGCTGGTGCGGAGCCTAAGCCTGCAGCAATTCGTATTGCCTGTAGATCAACAATTCGCAGCTGAATACCGATTGCTTCCGCAGCTGTAGCAAGCCGCTTAGCCGCCTTGCCGCTGCCCTCCTCGATAATCTTGGCGCTGGCTTTGGCGAATTCCTTCTGAGCTTCGCCAATGCGCTTGTTATAGGTTTCGTTGGCTGCTGCGATCTCTTTAGCGATGTTCTTCTGGTAGTCCGCGATGGTGCGGGCTTGCGCTAGTTCCTCTTCGTTGAACTGCTGTTCAGCTTGAGCGCGATCCTCTTCCGACTTACGGTAGATGTCGAGCAGTTTGCGTTCGGCCTCGATGCGACGTGGATCTTCGCCGGCTTGGAGACGGCGGAGGAGGTTGATGTCCTCGCCTGTAGCGGTTGCCTTGCGACGCAAATCTTGGATGTCGTATTCGATGCGGCGACGCTCGTCGCCCAGGGTGCGCTCCAGGGTGAGCAGATCCTCTGCAGCTTTTTTGCGGATGGCGGCGATGGCCTCTTCGCGGTCTTGGCGAGCCTTAGCGAGTGCTTCGGCACGTTGGTCGTAGGCTTGTAAGTAGGATTGGGCTAAGCGATTTTTATCTTCTGTACTTAGGCCATCTGTTTGAGACGCGAAGCTGCTGCCTCGGACAGGCTTACCAGTTTCTGCATCTACATAACCTTGACCAGGGCTTAGGTACGCCAAGCGACCATTAACAATTTTGTAACCTTCTGGTACACCTGCACGCGGATCTAAGCCTTTGAAGATCGTTTCAAACTCAATTCGCGCTTTGTATATTTGGCGCAGCTTTACTAGTTTTTTCTCTAGTCTATCTACTTCTAAAAAGGGACCAGCAGTACCAAGTCCGAAGTAATCTGTTTGTAAGTCAGGGTTTGCTTTTTTTCTGGCTGCACGCAGCGCTTCTTGAGTAGCGTTTATCTGCGCAGCAACAGAAGATGGTGACTGCTTACCTGCCAGTGTAAGTGTGCGTTCTACTTCGTCGTTTAGTCCTTTTTGCTGCAACACAGCTTCGGCTAATCGAAGTGCTGCTGCAGAGGCGGCAATGGCAAGGAGAGTAAGGGGATTGCGTGCCATAGCCAGGGTGAGGGCTATAACTTGCTGCTTTGCAAAAGCCATAGCAGCTGCAATGCCTAACATCGCAGGCTTAAGCAGCAGTGCTGCCGCAGTAGCCGCACCTAAATAAAGTGAGAGTTTAGCGAACTCTTTACCTACAGAATCTGTAACTATGAAAGTAATAGCAGAGCTGATTCCCTTAACTGCGCCTATAAATGCAGGTGCCGTTGTAGTAATAAAATCAGCAAATGTGCTCTGTAGAGCTGCCCCTAAAGGTTGTAAGGATCGACCTACGTCAAGCTGTATAGCTTGCAACGCTATAGTAACACGTGCGCCAGCTTCTTGCGTAGACTTAGCGACGCTTAATGCTGTCTGACCATATTGGGTGTCGATAGAGGCTAAGAACTTCATTAGATCGTTGAGACCTACTTTGCCGTCTTGGAGGGCCTTGAGGAGTTCGGGGCCGGTGCGGCCGGTGGCTTTGGCGAAGAGGGTGAAGGTGCCGGGGAGGCGCTCGGCGATCTGGTTGAGTTCCTCGGCGCTGACCTTGCCTTTGGAGAAGACCTGGGTGAGGGCGAGGATGGCGCCATCAGCCTGTTCGGCGCTGCCGCCTGTGGCTTTGATGGCCTTGGTGATCGCACCGAAGGCAAACGTCGAATCGCTTACGTTTCCACCTGCACCGAGCACAGCGGCACTCAGCCGCGTCATGCCCTGAATCACGGTTTCTTGGGGAATGTTGAGATCCTTTGTTACACGCGCTGCGGAGGCCAGCACAGTGTTGTAGGCGTCCTGTGAGCCGACAATGCCGCGCAACGCGATCTGCAGCTTGTCGATGCGAGCCGAGTAGTCCGTGACCGTAGCAAGCTGCTGGCGGAACATGCCGACTTGGGCGCCGATGGCGGAGCCGGCAAACGCACCACCGACAGTTCCAAGGCCCGGAAGCACGGAACCTAAGGCTGCACCGCCCAAGCCGCCGAGGAAGCCCTCCGGTCCACCGAAGATGCCGCCGGAGATGATGGCACCCCCGGCCTGGACGGCCTGACCTGTGGTAAGTCGGCGGCGACTACCTAAGCGCTCACGCTGCGTTGATAACTGTTCTAGTTTCTTGGTTGCTGTATCAAAGGCCGGAGCTGTTTTGCCGACTGCATTACGCAACTCTGTCCAGACAGCTATCTGAGCATCGAGGCTATTTATACTACCATTGCTTGCTTTTGTAGTCTTGTCGATGTCAACGTAAATATCGCGCAGTGGGCGGCGGTTACGTTCAACGGAACGACCTAGAATGTCAAACTGCTCAGCTAATTTACCTGCGACTGCGGGTGCTACCCCCACAGCAGCACTGGGGAAATCCGCCCCCCTTAATGCTTCCCTCTCTTCAATAAAAGCACGTCGGCCCCTTGTTGGAACATTGCCTGATGTAGGTAGCTGCGTTCTACCTAACCCAGATGGGCCAAATGTTACTTCAGTCTGCCCAGCCAGAAGACGAGCGCCGCCCCCATACGTCTTACCTGTAGGGATTTCACCTGATGTACCACCGGCGGCAGGTAACAGTAGAGGAGTATTACTTATGTTGAATGCTTCATTTGCAGCTTTGCGCAGACGTGCATTCTCGTTTTCTAAGCGTTGACGAGCACGTTTAATAGACTTAGTTATTGCAGGATCATACTCTCCACCGCTGACTTGCTGGGAAAAAGCTCGGAATCCGCTTGCTTGATTGATTTCTCGTTGTGCGTTTACACGAGCACGTAAGCGTTGAAGCGCGAGATCCTCTTGTGTTACAACATCTATGATAGAATTTTTTAGCTGCCGATTAAGGTCTTTAAGTTCTATTGTAAGTGCGCGACGGCGCTCGTAACCAGTAATGTTTTCAAGTTCAGCATTTATCTCACTTATGCGCAGCTTTATACCAGCTAAAGTATCTGGCAACGCTAGATTAGCTGCACGCCCTTCCGCATATTTAGTGTACTGCTCGCTTTCATACATCGCGTTTAGTGCGCGAACCTGCTGCCGACTTTCAGTACGAGTTCTGACAGTACCGATGAGGGCTATACGTTGCTGATACTTAAGAAAATCATTAGAAGTTATATTCAATTTCTGCATCTGACCCTGCAGACGGCCTATTTGGACAGCCATCTTTTCTAGAGATGTAGCAGGCATCTGGGTTAGTGTAGACGCAGCAGCACTGGCTTCACTCTTGAAACGACCTAGGTTTTTAGTTGCTTGATCAATGTCCTTACCTAATTGAAGGAAGGCTTCAGAACCGGGACGGGTCTGACGTTGCAAACGTTGCAGGCCGTCTATCTGCTGCTGAAGAGATTCAGCATTTTGAAGTCCAGTACGTGCGTGCTCAAGCAAAGCTGCACGCTGCTTATCAATAGCAGACGTAGAACCCCGCAGCACGGAATCCATCCGCGTAATCTCTGCGGTTAGGCTTTGATACGTCTTACCGTTTAAATCTACTTGAGATCTAAGTCCCTTAAAGGCTTCAATAAGTCCTTTATTAGCTACTTCAGAATTTCCAGCAGCTTTAGCAAGATCAAGTAATTCTTTACGCGCCAGCTGTATTTGCGATTCGGTAGCGTTAGTTACTTTATTTAGCTCACGAAACGAGCCTTTTAGCTTCTCAATGTGCTCAAAGCCTTCGGCTTTTAGCTTTACGATTAGATCCTGGATATTCTGCGCCACTTACTTATCCTCTTGCTCGTCCGACTTAGACAGGACGCTCAGAGCGGCAGCTTCCATCGTCTGCAGGCCCTCCAGCATCTCTAAGCGGTCCTCTACCGAGTATAGGTCGAAGAGGCCGCCGGACATCAGCAGCACTTCGTACTTGAGGCCGAGGTAGCCGGCCATGGTGGTGTTCCATTGGGTCTGCATTCGCAGGAACATCATTACGGTGTCCCAGTTCTCGTCCCAGACCTCGTAAGTTGTGGCGCTTTTGTCGTCCTGAGTTTTGGGTAAGACGAGACCGAAAACCTTAGCGTCGTCTTCGGTCTTGTCTACTTCCTGCTTAGTGGCACCGCGTGCCCAGAACTCGGCAGCGCCTCTTAGTTTCCCGACTTGGCGCCGTCGAAGGTTTCGGTGTAAGCCTTGAGGACGCCACGGATCCAGTAAGGGTCGTCGGCGAACTCAGTGAGCGCTTCGATGGAGAAGGGGACGGCGGCGTTGTCCTCGTCACTGATGCCGTCCCAGCCGAGGACGACAGCCTTCAGGAGAGGCAGGTCGCCTTTCTCGCTGAGGCGGCTGAACTCCTTGCGGCCCAGCCGCTTGAAGGTCACATCGAAGGTGCTGGAATCGAAGGTGCCGCCGTCGCTAGGCTCCTCGATCGTCACGGGCCACTTGAAGGTCTTGACCTTCTTACGGATAAAGGCCATAAGGTGTGGGGCTGTAAGTTGTAGCGCTTACAGCCTAAGCGATAAGTTGCGTGGGGGCCAAGCTAAGCGGCGTGGTTGCGCCACTTAGCTATGCGGCGTGGCTGCGCAACTCACAGCTCGGTGACGGGCGGCTCAGCTTCGGGCTCGACGGGCGGCTCGGCGCTAAGTAGCTCGGCTGGCAGCTCGGCGGCGGGCAGCTCAGTGGAGGCTTCGCCACTTAGCGGAGCTGCGGGCTCAGTACGACTTAGCAGTTCCCACTTGCCGGTGGATTCGTTGAGCATGTAGCTGCCGCCCTCGGAGGGCAGGGGATCGGGCAGCACTGGGGCGGCAGACTTGGCCATAAGTTGTGGTGCGGTAAGTGGCGGCGCTTAGGTGTAGCATTTAGGTGTAGCGCTATGCCGAAAATACGACTTAGCGCTACGGTGGGAGAGCAGCTTAGCGCTGCAACGCAACTTAGGTGAACGCGATGCTTACTTCGTCGTTGCCGGAGGTGGTGGGGACGGCGATGTAGGGGATGTTGAGCATCTGGATGCCGTCTTGGTCGCCGTAGGAGGGGTTGCTGATGTCAGCTTGGGAGGCGGTGAAGGTGACGCGGTTGCCGGCGGTGGTGCCGTGGAGGAAGGTGAGGTTGCCGGTGGTTTCGGTCTGGGCAAGGTTAAAGTAGTCCTTGGTGGCGAGGGCTACGGCCTCGATCATCACGGTGCCGGACGGCTTGCGGTCAGTGATCAGCACCTCCTTGGTGCAGCCAACCAGTTCGCGGTAGACAACGCTGTTGGCACAGTCGAAGGTTACGGATTGGAGGCAGCCGGCGTAGGAGAAGAATTGGAAGGAAGAGGTGTTGCCCTGTTTGAAGACGAGGGGGCTGGCCTGGTTGCTGTAGGTGACAGCGGGGGCGGCGGTGTCGGTGGGGGCGTTGTAGACGCCCGTCATGGTGAAGTCGAGGGTGGGGATTTCACCGACGGCGGCGTTCATGGTGAAGGTGCCACGGCAGCCGGTGGCTTTGTGGAGGATGCCGTCGTTGTTGAAGTAGATGGTGGCCGAGCTGAAGCTGGCGCTCACCGGGGCGTAAGTGACGCTGGTGGAGGCGACGATCGTTTCGCTCATGCCGCAGGCCTGCAGGATGCTGCCGAAGCGAGGAGCGGTGCCAGCAGTGCCAGAGCCGGCCAGCTCAACCTGGAAGGTGATGCTGACGCGGCTGTTGGCGAGCAGGTTGGGGCTGTTGCCGAGGTAGGGGCGGATCAGGTCGCGACTCACCAGATCGGCTTCGATCGGGGTGATGTCGAGGTTGCGGACCAGCAGCGCATCGGTGCCGGCCGGCGAGCTGTCCGTGCCGTAGGTGGTCTCCTTCTTGACCAGGATCAGCCGCTTGCGAGTAAGTGCCATGAGTACCTAGGAGGGTGGCCCTCCCATCCGGGGTATGCAGCCCTAAGTCTATGGGGGGTAAGTTGTAACGCTTAGCTGTGGTACTAAGCGGCTACGCGGCGCAATTAAATGGCGTGGCTAAGCGGCGCAGCTTAGCGGCGCAGCTTACGCGCCGCTAATTAGCCAAGTCACTTACGGAGGTGCGGTAGAGGATGCGGAAATTGCAGAAGATTACGCCTACGGGTACGTCGGCTTGTTCGAGGGTGAATTCGGTGGGGCCGGGTTGAACGTCGATGCAGAGGCCGCCGAGGGTGAGGTCGGCCATAAGTTTGCTGTGGAGTGATTCGATGGTGGGATCGGCTACTTGGTCGGGTATGGTGGCGCGAACAATTACGACGACACGGAGGTTGAGGACGTGATCGAGGGTGGGTAGGGAGGTGTTTTGTGTGGGGATGTCGTTGATGGGTTCGACGATTAGCGCGGAGGATTCAGCGCGGGCCAGCGGCTCGACGCGGCTACGGTAGATGCGCGTGCCTACCCCCGTCGTCCCAGCGAGGGCGGCCTGGACCGCGCTAAGGATGGATTCGCGCTTGGTGGTCATAGGTGGCGCTGCTTAGTTGCGCTGTAAGGAAAGTTGGGTAAATACGCCATCGCTAACTAGAGCGGCTGCTCTTACTGTGTAGGCTACGCCACCTACAGTAATTGCAGCTCCGTAAAGCAAGTTGCCGAACTTAGAGGATTCGCAGGTAAGGGTGTAGTCGGTGCTTAGGACTTGGCCATCAACAATCATTTCGGTGGGCATGTCCAGTACACCCAAACCACTTACGGCGCCTGCCACAACGCTTACGCCGAAATCAGCTAGGAAGATTGTGGCGTCGTCTGTAATCATGGCACTTAGTGAAAAAGCTGCGTAAGTTGGAGCTTACGCAGCTTGTAGGGTGTACGAATAAGTTGTGCGACTTGGCGCAGGTGCGCTGCAGCGCAACTTAGCCGTATTTCTTCACGCCCACGCCGTTCACGGAGAAGGTGAAGGAGGGGGTGGTGCCGCCGAGGGTGTAGGTCACGCGGACGTAGCGCTTGGCTTCGTCTTTGCTGATCACCAGCTTCTGCTGGGAGGCGGTGGTGGTGACGGTGGTGAAGGCTGCGCCGCTGATGGCGGTGTAGCCGGAGCCGGAGGCGTCGGAGTGCTCGACGGTGATGGCCAGCGTGGGCGTGGTGCCGGTGCCGGCGGCGGAGTCGAGGACCAGGACGAGATCGCCGTCGTAGGTCTGCATGTCAACGCCGGTACCGTTGCCGGTGGAGGTACGGGCGGCGGTGGGGTGGAAGCTCAGCAGCTCGAACTTGTCGAGGGCCTGTTGCAGGATGGGCATGGATCAGTCCTCAGGGGCAGGGGTGGGTTGTTTGCGGGTCCGCTTGGGAGCCTCGGGTTCGGGCTCGGGCTGCGGTTCGGGTGTGGGCTCGGGGGCCGGCTGCGCCTTGTTCATGCCGATGAGCATGGAGGCGAGGGCGGGGTCGATGTCGATGAAGGAGCCGGCTTTAGCTGGCTCCCCAGAGACCATGACCGAGCGAAGGATCTCGATCCTCATGGCGATCAGGTGCCGTAGCAGAAGGCGCCGGGCTGCTTGACCGCGAAGTCCACGTCCTGCAGGGCGATGATGCGGACGGTGCCGGAGGTGGAGCCGGCATAGGGATCGACGGTGAGGTCGAGGCCACTCCATGTCGCAACCACGAATTGCGAAAAATCACCGAAGAGGCAATCATTCGACTGCAGCTGGTTGGAGACGATCACGGGGTAGCCGTTGATCTGGTCGTCGGCGTAGACGAATTGAGCGGTCGAGGTGGTGGATTTCTCGGTGCTCTTCAGGGCGCCACGGGCGGCGGCGTTGACGATGTAGCGCAGAGCGCCGGCGTCAGCATTGGCAGTGGCCACATCGGTTTCCATGCCGATGTATTCGGCGAAGGTGCCGTAGCTGGTGATGGTCTGGGAGCCGATGCCGGTGGTGTTGGTCAGGCCGAGGGGTTGGTTGCTGGAGCCGGTGCCGTAGATGGCAGCGCGGTCCAGCTCAAGGGCGATGACCTTGGCCAGGTCGGCGCGGACCATGGATTCCACGTCGATGGAGGATTGCAGCAGCAGGCGGCGGCTGTAATCGACGTAGGCCCCAACGGTTTTGGGGGTCATGTTCACTTGGTCGATCGCGGGCTGCGATTCGGTGGGCGAACCGCCCTCGCCGACCCAGTAAGCAGTGGCGGCGGAGGATTGACGCGGGATCGAGATGTTGCCCTGCAGGCCGCTGAGCATGGTCACGCCGGCTTGCATCATCGCCATCCGGTTGCGGAGGAGGTCGATGAAGGAGCCGCTGAGCAGGTCGGCGCTGACGAGGTTGCCACCGGCGGTGCTGGTGCCGACCACGAGGTCGCGGCGGAGCACTTCGTTGGGGATGACGATGCCGTTAGAGGAGCGCTGGTACTTCTCGGCAGCGGCGCGGCCCACTTCGATCTCGAAGGAGGCAGCTTCGCGGGCAGCGCGGTCGCCGGGGTTGACGAGGTAGTTGAGGGCGCGAACGAAGGAGAAGCTGCGCACCTCCTTGTCGGTCAGGCCGAGGGCTGCGGAGTCGTCGTCGTGGACGCGACCGTTGATTTCCTTACGGGTGAGGCCAAGTTGGTTGAGCACGGCTTCGCGGGCTTGGTCGATGGTGGCGTCGTTGTTGATCAGGGTGTCAGCCAGATCCTCACCGACTTGGTGTTGGGCGCACATGGCGCGGATGGCCGCAACCCGCTCGCGCTCGGCAGTCCGAGCAGCGGATTGGACCTCCTGGACGTTGATGGGTTGATCCATGGGAGGAGGACTTAGGGGTGAGCCAGTTCCGCGCTCGGCGGTCTGCTTAGTTTCAAGTGTAGGGGTTGCTTCTTCAATCGTTTCTTGGGGTGTATGTGGAGGTGCGTCGGATTCCGATGTGTCGTGTGCGCGGCCGAGGCCTACGGTCTGGTCGGCGGGAACGCTGACGGTTGAGACTTCCAGTACGTTCCAGGCGACTACCTGCATATCGCCGTTTTCGGCTTCGCGCACGTCGTTGATTTCGTAGGCGAAGGAGACGTTGCGTGTGATGCCGGCTTCGATGTCACGACGGCGCTTATACTCTTCGGTGCCTTTCTCGGTGGTGTTGGGGCTCCATTTCGTTTTGACGTAGAGGCGTTTGTCGGTGCCGAGCCAGGCTTTTTCGGCGACACCGAGCACCACGTCACGGTTGTGGTTCCAGAGCCAGGGGCCGCCGTCGTTCATGCGGGCCAGGTCCATGGCGCCGTCGTCGTGCATCAGCACCTCGCGGCCCCACCAGCGCTCGACAGGCGCCTCGGAGCTGAAGCTGAAGGTGAGGCCGTCGTCGGTGCGCTCCTCGACGCGGAGGCCTTGGGGGGCTTCGCGGCGTAGCACCTCTTTGTTGATGGCCTTGATGTCGATTGCGGTTTCCATTGACTTACCTGTGGCGGCCTCGAATTGGATTGGCGTGTAGTCGTGATCGCTAAGCCACTTCTTAGCTTCACTTACGGTAAAGCGCTTAGCATCGAATCTAAGGGCTTGGAGGCGGACGGGATCATCGCCTTTGATGCCGTAGATGGAGTCGATGCCCGGGGCGAAGTCGTTGTTCTTGCGGCGGAAGCGGTCGAACTGGGCGGGGTCGAGCAGGCGGGCGGCGTGCTCGTTGGGGTAAGGGCGCTGCTCAGCTGCGAAAGTGCGGTCTTCGCCGTCGTCAGCTGAAGGAGCATCAAGGGGTTCGATCTTGCTCAGCGTCGAGAATTTGTGGCCTACGAGGGTTTCGGTCTCGCTCCACCCATCCTGCTTAGGGCGGTAGATGCGGATGAGGGCGGCGGGGTCGTCGGCGGTGGCGTCGATGCTGAAGTCGCTTCCGGGCACGCCGAGGGTGCCTTTGCGCATGACGTGCTCGATGCGGCCACGGGCTGTACCGCCGCTGGATTGCCAGGCCACGAAGTCGCCCTCACTAAGTTCGTTGGCTGCGGCGCGGTAAGTAGCGCTAGGTGTGGACTCGGTGGTGCGGTGGGGGGCAGCGCTGCGCACGGACTCAGCGGCGCGTCGCACTTCATCGGCGTCGGCCATGGTGCGTCCATCAGAGGGCGCGTCGTCTTGGGGGCTAAGTAGTTGCTCGGGGATGATCCAGAATTTGCAGGCACCTTCAGGGGCGATGTCGCCGGACACGATCTCGCAAGCGCGGGGGCCGGCGTAGAAGACGCAGTTGGAGCACTGCATACCTTCGCTGGCGAAGGGGCTGGCGGGCATGTAATGAGCGCCGTGAGCACCGATGCCTTGGTCAAATTCGCCCAACTCATCAACGATTTCTTCAAGTGCTTCGTATAAGGCTACTTGAGGCGCTGTAAGTTCCGGGGTAAGTTCGCGCTTAGCTGCGTCGCTAAGTGCGCCGGTGGGATCGCAACTTGCATCGCGCTTAGACTTAGGCACGGAACTTACGTCTGTGGAGTTGCTGTGGAGTCTATCCATGGCGGATTTAATGGATTTCGCCTTAGCGGCGGCCCAGGTTTGGCCGGCGTCGCCACCCCAGGCGGCCCAGGCCACGCGGCCGGGGGAGGGGTAGGCGGGGCTGCCGGGTGAGTAGCCCTCGCCCTGCTTGTCCACTTCGTGTCGTGCGAACCACGCATTCATAAGCAGCACCACAGAGGGACTGAGCTGCTTACCGCTGAGGATTTGGGTGGCGCGGCGGGCGGCGACGCTCGTACCGCCCTTGCGTCCTTCGGCCTTCCACGCCCTGTACCGCTCCGCCTCCTTGCGCATCCCCTTAGTTGGGGTGAGGTCGATTTCGTTGCCGTTGACCGTGGCCATAAGTTGCGGGGCGGTAAGTGGGTGTGGGCGGCTTGGCAGCGTGGCTTGGCGGCGCGACTCAGCGCTGCGGCTTAGCGCTGCGGCTTAGCGGCGCGACTTAGGTCGAGGCGGAGGTTGATTGGCTCGTCCTCGCCTTCTAAGTAGAGAGGTTCGGTGTGGCGGCTTAGGGGTTCGGTGTGGCGGCTGGGTGGTTCGGTGTGGCGGCTGGGCGATTCGGTAAGTGGGTCGGTGGAGGTGGGGTCGGTTGAAGGAGGTGCTGCCGCTGCGCCACTTAGGCCGAGGCGGTCTTTGATTTCGTTCTCCTTAGCAATGCCGCTTATTGTACTTATGAAGTCGTTGCCGGTGTATTCCATGATTTGTTCGGCGTGTGTTTGGAGCTGAAGGGCGCGGCTTAGCTCCATGGCCTTCATTTCCTTGGCGGGATCGACCCAGCTCCAGGCGCGGGCTTGCCAGTGGGGGGTGTTATAGCGGTCAGGGCGGGTCCACACGTCAGAGAACATGGGCATGGGCAGCTCGGTGAGTGCTGCGGCCATGAGCCACTCCTCGAATACGCGCTGGTGTACCTGTTGAATTAGTACCGATTGGATTACGCGCCAATGGTCGCGGTCCTCCAAGATGCTTAGGCGGGAGGAGCTGTAGTTGGTGTCGGAGAAGTCGCGGCTTAGCGTTTCGTAGGAGCAGCCGTAGCCGGCGGCGAAGCGGCGGGCGAGGGTACGGACCACCGCTTCGTATTGGCCGTCGTCGGGGCCGAAGTCGGGTGGGATGGCGGTTTCACCGGGGAGGAGGAAGTTGTAGGAACCGGGCTCGGTGTTCCAGAGGCGCTTGTTGTCTTCGAGGGCGGGGGTGCCGTCGGCGTTGGTGCTGCCGAAGGTTTCGGGTTCTGGGGTTTGGATCCAGCCGAGGCTGTTGGCCTGGACGCGCTTGCGGGTCCAGTGGGCCTCTTCGTACTTGGCGAGATTCCAGGAGGTGGTGACGACGGAGGCGAACCAGGGGACGCCTCGGGTTTGGCCGACGCGTTCGGGTAGGTAGACGTGGATGAAGTCGGCGGCGTCGATGAAGAGGTGCTTGGTGCCGGCTTCGACGGAGTTGGCAAATTCAACGTCGCCGGGGTGTTTGCGCAGGATGGCGTAGCGGGTGGGGCGGCCCCACTCGTTGAGTTCGACGCCCATGCGCCAGTAGTGCTTGGGGCGGTCGCTGATGCCGGTGTATTCGTCGTCGATTTGGTCGGATTCGATGAGTTCGAGACTTAGGGGGACACGGCTGCGGCCCATGGGTTGGCGGACCAGGCGGATGCCGATTTCACCGGATTCAGGCAGAGCGCCTGTCACCGCCATTTCGATGCCGTGAAAACTTAGGCGGCCGGTTACGTCGCAGGAGTCGGGCCGGCACCAGCGGTTCCAAGCCGCAAGCAGTTCTGAGTTACGGCGCTCATCTTTTTCGTCTCCACTTAGGCGCAGCACTTGGGGCTGCATTTGGATGCCGCGTGGGCCGACGACGTTGATTTGGGTGGTGCGTTTGGCCTGGCGGGCGTAGGGGTTGTCGCGGACCAGGGCGCGGCTGCGGTTGCGCAGGGTTTTGAGGCTGCCACGGATTTCGGCGTCCGCACTGGTGCCGGCCGCTAGGAAGTCGGCGCTGAAGCGGTTCCAGCGGGCAGCGTCATAGGCGCGGTGCCCTTGGCGCACAGCAGCTAATTGACGACGAAACCAAGTACGGAGTCCCATGGCGACTTAGTTGAAGCGGACGTAGAGGGAGCGGCCGTCGCCACGGCCGTTGTTGAGGCTGTTGGCCATGCGGTCGCGGGCAATCTCAGCTTTGAGCTGGTCGCGCCACTGGATCAGTTGAGCCAGGTCGGCACGCTTGACCATGCGCCCGCCTGTGGGAGTACCAATTCGATATTCTTGCGCACCAGAGATAAGTGTGCGAATTGCACTTTCTACCGACTCTAGGTCCGCTAGACGTTGTGCAGCTGGAGTCGTCATCTGACCGCTACGTTTCGCCTAAGTCTAGGTGGTAGGTGTTGTGGTGTTTAAGTGGTAAGTTGCGGCGTCGCGGCGTCGCGGCGTGGCGGCGTGGCAGCGTGGCAGCGTGGCGGCGTGGCGGCGTGGCGGCGTGGCGGCGTCGCGGCTCAGCGACTTAGGACGTTGAAGGCCGCAGCCGACTTAGGCGCAGCCCCGCTGCTTACGTCGTCAGACGTGGGGCGGAGGCGGCGTTCCAGTTGTTCCCAGATGGTGCGGCGGTCGTAGAGCTGGTAGAGGCGGTGGAGGGAGGCGTAGGCGTAGACGAGTTCGTCGAGGGCTTCGTTGGGTTGGCTGCTCTTTTTGACCCAGACGCGCTGGGGATAGCCGTTTTTGTAGCGCATCACCTGTTTTTCGGCGGTGAGTTCCTCGAAATAGTCGAGGGGGAGTTTGGAGTGAAAGTGGAGGTAGCCGGGGCCGGGTTCGTTGTGCTTTAGGCGGCCGAAGAGGAGGGATTTGATGGCGTCGGAGCCAACGGGGAATACTTGGGCGCCTTTGCGGAGTGTTTGGCCTTTGTGGTTGAGGTCCACCTTGCTGGGTTTGCCGATGGGCGGCTTGCCCTTGGTGGACATGCCTTTGATGGCGATGACGCCTTGGGCGGCGCGGTCGCGGGCGTAGGCGTAGACGGTGGCGGTGTGGTGGCCACCGGAGTCGATTGCGCACACACTTACGCGCAGGTCGATGCCGTCCTCACTTAGGAAGGGGCGTGCCAGCACCTCGTCGAGCTGTTTCCAAACGTCGGGGCGGGAGGGGTCGCCGTAGAGCTTGCTGCGGTCCACGAGCCAGGCCTCTTCTTCGCGGCCCCAGGCCCAGACGCTGAGGCTGAGGCGGTCGTCCTGGCAGTCGCAGCCGATTGTTAAGGCGAGGGCGGAAGCAGGGACAATTAGGGGTTCGTAGGTTTCCTTGGCGGCGCGTTCCAGCAGGATGGAGGCGCCGATCTTGGAGGCGTACTCGTCTTCCCAGACCTCACCTAAGACGGTATTGACGAAGGTTTTTAGTTGTTCGGCGTCGTTCTTGGATTCGAGGAATTCTTCGACTAGGTTGGCCCACGAGGCGTTAGGCGAATAGGAGTAGGCAGCCCAGATGTGGAAACTTAGGTGCTTACCGTTGCCAGGGATTGTGGGGCGCCATTCGCCGCGTTCGACCATCCAGCGTTTTTTGGAGTGGGGGATGAGTTCGTTGCAGGATTCGCATTTGTAGGAGGCGGTGGAGGGGTCGTTGTCGGTCCAGGTGATCTGTGCCCAGCGGAGGTACTGCATGTGGGTGCAGTGGGGGCAGGGGACGAAGTAGCGGCGCTGGTCGCCTTGGGCGAAGAGGCGCTCGATGCGGCTGAAGTCCTTGATGGTGGGGGTGGAGCCGGCGACGATTTTGCGGTTCCAGTAATACTCGGTGCGGCGGATGCCGAGCTTGATTTGGTCGCCTTCGGTGCCGGCTGAGGGCGGGTAGCCGTCGGTTTCGTCGAATAGGACGACGCGCCGACTTACACGGCGAAAGCCACGCGGCGAATTAGCCCCCACGAGGCTTAGCGTTCCACCGGGAAATTGCTTTTGCAGGATGGTGTTGGCGCCGTCCTTGGCCTTAGCGTCGCTGACGAGGCCTGCTAGGCAGGGGGTGTCGCGGAGCATGGGGGCGATCTCTTCCTTGGAGTAACCCTGGGCGTCCTCGATGGTGGGCTGCACCAACATAATTGGGCATGGATCTTGGTGTATGTGGTAAGCGATAACGTGGTTTAGAATCTTGCTGTAGCCGACGCGAGCGGATTTCATAAGCGTTACCTGCTCAATTAGCGGGTCGCTTATGGCGTCCATGATGCCCTTTTGGTAGGGGAGGGTGTGCCAGCGGCCACCTTCGGCGCTGCTTTCGACGCTGAGGTAGGCGTAAGAGTCGGCCCACTCGCTAAGGGTGAGGCGGCGTGGGGGCTTGAAGGCGCTAAGTGCCGCGCTTTCCAGGCGAACAATGCTGCTAAGCGGCGTAGTTGTCATGTGCGGCAGCTTAGGCGTCAGATTTAGCAGCAAGGTCTTCCAGCGTCTCTCTTACGATGTCGTCTAACAGGCTTATGGCGTCGGTATCGAGGTCGGGGATGCGCTGCTTGGCCTTTGTTGGGATACCCAAAATCTTAGTGCGAGCCATAGTGATAATTTCGACCCATTTGGCCTCAACTTCGTCTGCTTTTACCAAAATTCGCTCTTTTTCTTTGCGTTCCAGCTCTAATAGTTCGGCTTTTAGGTGCTCGGTTCGGGCACGGGATAGGTCGTAATCTGGAACTGGCTCGACTGTTTGGGCGATGTTTTGAGTGGGGGCGGCGGAGGACTGGGCCTCGATGCGGCGCTCGGCTGGAGTCAACTCGCCAGGCCGCTTAGGGGTGCGTTCCACCGTTCCAGCGGGCGGCTTAGGGCCTCGGCCGATGCGCTTTTGGGTGTTGCGGGCCCATTCGTCGCGCATGGTCTCGGAATTTACGAGTTCGCGGCCATCTCCTGTGCGTACCACCGATAAGCGGTTGGTGCGAATTGCGGCGTAGACGGCTTCCTTGGTTACGCCAAGGGCGCGAGCAGCGTCTGCTTTAGAAATCAGGCTCATGTTTTGAAGTGTAGCGTTGTTCGTAAGCCACGGTGTGTTTTTCGTGGTATAATGGCCCGTTTTGCTTAATTGCGGGTAGGGGTAGGTGTGTCATTAGGTCTAGCGAAACAACTTTTGAACGTTGTGCCTAGG